TGCCTGGAAACCCGCATCAATACTCGTTCCTTACGGCATTACGCCTATTACGCCAAATCCCACAAAAAAAATAAAAAAAACACCTCTTACCCTAAAAATCCCTATAGATCTATCCAAAATAGCATAAGACCCGCGGTCCACGGTCCAAAAACCATATATAGACCCCCTTTTCAACCTGTCCCCCATTCCCTCCTAAGGGAAACTACCTATAGATTCGTACAAAAAAGAACACGCAAAGTGTTTGCAAGTTCATAATCGTGTGCTATAGTAGCGGCTCAGTAACCGAAAAACACCTCAGAAAGGATAGAGATGCCCCCAAATCAAGAAATCGTTGATCAGTCTCTTGCTGACGCAAGAGCTTTGATTGCCCACTTACATGAGACCCATGACTACCCCATCGAATCGTTGATGGCCTGTGTCTTGGTTATCGCCACTTTGGCCCATGGGGTAGGCATGCCCCTGACTGTGCTCTTGGAGGGCGTTTCCAGCGCCTACAACGATCTCAAAACCGCAAAGAAGGACATCATGCAATGACAGACCGTGCCTATTTCCGTTTTCTGGCTTTGGTGGAGGAGCCCGCCAAGCTTTTGAAGGTCTCGCGTGATGCGTTGGCCGTGCTCGATGTGATTGCCAGTTGCGCGGACCTTGACCCGTTGTCCGTGACTGAAGCCATGTCGCTGGCCAGCATCGCAAGCCCTGCCACGATCCACCGCAAGTTGGACGAGCTGGTCGAAGCTGGCTTGGTGACCCATGACTATCGGGACGGCAACCGCCGCACCAAGTATTTGCTGCCCACCAAGAAAGCTTTGGCGCACTATGACTTCCAGAGCTATTGCATTCGGGAGGCGGCACGATGAGCTGGCCGTTCCCACCCTTCCCCAATCCTTTGGACCGTGGCACCACGGTGCCCAAGTTCAACCCTGATAACTTTGAGGATGCTCCGCTATGACAGACAAACAAACAGGTGGATCAGCGTTTCCAAGCGAAACAAGTTTTACATATTGTCAAGGCATGACCCTGCGTGACTACTTTGCCGCCAAGGCGATGCAAAAGATGGTGAATACACAGCACTTTCCCACCACTGCGCGGCTGGCTTATGAAATGGCAGACGAGATGTTGAAAGCGAGGGAGCAATGAACGCAACCCGAAGAAAAAAGCGCGTGGTCCACGATCCTGCAACCTTAAAGCACCCCAAGCGTGTCGTGCCTTATGACACCGGCAAGGTGAAGATTGGCTTGTTGTATCAACCCCCACCCCCCAAGATGACCTCTGATGACGAGCGCATTCAATCTGCTTTGATGCGTTGGCCGCTCAGTATCGAGCGCCGTGTCGCGGATTGGTTGGAGCGTAGTCCGTGGTCCTTGATCTGTGCTGCTGGCCTGATCATTTTTGCAATAACTTTCATGAAGGGGTGCACCCGATGACGGCTAAAGAACTACGAGACATCTACAAATTTTTAACTGATCTGCAGTTTATTCAGGCCAACTCCATTGTTGGGGTGCAGCTGCAGAGCAATAAAAAGGCAATGTCATACATGAAACGCCTCGTGGAGCTGCGTGAACTCGTCAGCTTAGAAGCGGGGATTAAGGAGATGAGCAAATGACACCTACACCAAAACTGCGCTTTGTTGAGCGTGATCTCGGATACACAAAAATCCGCGTCCTTCAGCAACTGTGGGAAGCAGATATCACCGACATTATTACTGGCAAACCGCAAGCCGAATGGCGCGATGTACCTTTGGAGAATGAAGAATGACACCAATTCCTACTCTGCATTTGCGTTTTGTTGAGCGTGACTTTGTCATCGGGCATTCTGGTGACGCGGCTATCGCGAGGACAGTCAAGGTTTTGCAGCAATTCTGGCAATCCCCAAATGGCAAAGAAGTTGCGGGGGACATGTTTAACACTATTTTGGGTGAATGGCGCGATGTGCCAAACCATGGGAGAGAGCAATGAGCAAGATACCTGAACACAGCGATTTGGTCCGCTATGACTTTGAATGTGACGAGTTGAACGGCACAGAGCTGGTTTGCTTCTTTGAATACGAAGAAGAGGAGCTTGGCTCGACAGATGAATACGGCATGAAGAACGAGCCGGACTACCCTGCCACATGGACGCTGCAGTATGTTTATTTGCCTGATGGCACCGACATCTTTGGCATCTTGCATGAGCATATCTTGCAAGAGATCCAAGAGGCGGCAGAAAACTATTTTGATACACAAAAAGATGATTGGAGTTTTTGATGATTGAACCAACCAAACAAGAGATCGAGCAGCTTAAGGAAGAAGCTGCGAGAGTGGCGCATGCGATGAGCGTTGCCATGTTCAACGAGCAGTGCAGCAAGAAGGCTTCTCTTGTCGCCGCGATCCGTGTTGCTGCTGGCGTGTCGTGTATGTCGGGCATGGATTTGCACCGTGCAATCCACATGTTCATGACTTTCTACAAGGAAGCGGACAAAGCTTTTGAGGGGAAGAAGTGATGAGCGATTGGAGAATAACTTGGTTTGACGGCACCCAGCTGCGCGAGACGATCATCTTGTCATCAGATATCTACAACATTGTCAACATTGCGGCTAGTCAGGGCGTGAACAGCTGGGCGATTTTGAAGATTGAAAGGGTGCCTAAGCCATGAGTATTGAAGCAATGAAACAGGCGCTTGAGGCGTTGGAAGCTGGCTTTATGGGATCACACATTATTCAATACAAAAAAGCCATCATATCCTTACGCCAAGCTATCTCAGATTTGGAGAGTCAAGAGCCTGTGGCGTGGCGCAGGCCGTTTGAAGGTGATGTGTCTGACTTATGCCAATGGCTTTATGCCGATGAATACGAGCCAAAAGATGAAAACCCAAACTGGCAAGGCCTTTACGACTGCCCACAGCCAAAGCGTGAGCCGCTGACGGATGAAAGAATTGAAACTATCCTCAATGACCCAAAGAGCTATTACGACACGATGATTGACTTTGCCCGCGCAATAGAAGCCGCCCACGGCATTAAGGAGAACACATGAGCATTGAAGCAATGAAGCAGGCGCTTGAGGATTTGGTAAAAGAAGAAATTAGGTACTACCACGATGGACATTACATAGATTCTTCCGATGCCAAATACCAATTGTTAAGTTTTGCACATAGGGTTGCAAAAGCCACCATAAACACCAACCCACAACCAAAGCGTGAGTGCGACATGGGTGTGATGTGCATCGAATGTCCTGACGCACAACCAAAGCGTGAATTGATTGGGCTGACCGATGATGAAGTTGAGGAACTGTGGGAACGCACTGGCGACTACGGAAGTTTTTACTTAGCAGTAGAAGCCAAACTCAGGGATAAGAATTTATGAAGATCGTCAACAAATACCAATGCGAAGTGTGCAAGCGCTTGTACAACACCGAGACTGAAGCTGGGGCGTGTGAATCTCGCGGCGTGGCCCATGATCGTGGAGTGAGAATTGGTGATTTGGTGTTGATCACCCGCGGTGACGGTGCTGGCAAGAAGCTCCGTGTCACGCGTACCGGTGTGCATGAGCCCGGCTGGGGGCCTGCACGCTTCGATCACAGCGTTTTCCTTGTCGGTGATGTCATCGATAGCTGGGGATCGCGGCAATTGACCTACGACTCTTACGAGGTGCTGACATGACCGAAAAAGAATTTGACGATGCATGGGACCGCTACGAGCTGGACTACGAATTCGCGGAGTACTGCTATGACCACTATCCCATTGACAGGGACGCGGCGTATCAGGACTTCAGACAATCAAAGATCACCGTTTGGGAGGCATCATGACCTGCAAACACAACTGGCATTTTGTTGATGGCCTGACCAAGCGCATTCGCTGCACCAAGTGCGCGGCGATGCAGTTCACCTACAACAAGGAGGAGTTTGAGAAATACATGATTGCTTCGCCCAGCAAAGGCTATTCGCTCGCTGACACACGGCCCTACAACATTGTGTTTTACAACGGGAATGGTCCAACACCTGAAAACGAAGTGATGCGCATCGATGCGACAGGTGTGACGGTCAACCCCAAGGTCTCTGTTGAAGATGCTGCGGGAGCCGTGATCCGTGCGCTGGACGGCTACATCAAAGGCCTTGTTCAACGCGAATACGAGCGCGGTGTGATTGATGGCCGACAGATTCAAGTGCAAAAAGAAGTAGAAAGGAAGATGAAAAGCTATGAGCATGGTATTAAACATGATGAGCACACCAATCAAGGGTGAGGGCATGATTGCCAACCCTGATGAATTTGAATTTGCATGCAACTGCAAAAAATGTCAGGACAAGTACCGCAAGTGGCGGGGCATGTACCAAGACGAACAGCGCCAGATGCGTGAGCAGATGGAATTGAATAGAAACCTTAAAGCCCGTCAACAGGAGGATTGAAATGATCAACGGACACGAACCACAACCAACAGAAGAAATCGACACCACCGGCATGCTGCGCATCATCATGGAGCAAGACGGCTGCTTGATTGAAGCCATGGTCCCGACAGAGACGCTGCCCGATGCGATGTACATGAAGGAATACATGCAAAACACCGCGGTGGATATGTATGCCCGCTTGCGCTTCATGGTGGCTAACGCTCAGAGCGCAGCGAAGCAGCAGGAGCATTGAGATGCCTGCCCTTACGCATGATCAGCTGAAATCTCTGATCCAGCAAGAAACAGACATGTTTGAGGCGCTTGTCGAAGCGTCCAACGATGTCTACATCATCCACCGTGCATGGCGCGCGTTGGTTTTAGAAAACGCAGCTCTCAAGGCTGAACTGGCAAAGGAAATTCTCAATGGATCAGGTAATCAACATACTCACGATCTTGGCACTCATGGCGCTTGGAGCATGCATAGTGGTGGGAATATTGGTGGGAATCTTATTTCATATTAATTCAAAGGAGTAACAAATGGATGATGCAGCAACAGGATTGATTTCGATGGCCTTTATCGTGGCCTGTGTATTCGCGTGGTTCACGCATATCTTCACCTGCTTCGCAGCAGGGCTGTGGGGGTTCTTGGTCGCAGGTGCGATCTTCTTCCCCATCGGTGTATTGCACGGGTTCTGGCTATGGTTCCGTTGACCGAGGTATCTCTTGGAAAAGAGAAGTGGAAAGAGTGGGGCGTTTTCTACTGGGTGTGCGAGTCTGAAGACGGTGAGGTGGTTGATTCCATCGAGCGCGGTCATCGGGACTTGTTCACCGTCCACAGCAACAACAAGCAGTACACATCACTGAAGGCCGCACAGGCCGGAAGTGTCAAGTACCGCTTGACAGCTTTGAAAAAATTTCATGAAGATCTTTTAGCGAAGAAAGAAGAGGCCAAAGATGAAGCAGGAAAAATCCCCAGAGGACGAGGCGTTCGAGGAACTAGAGCGCAAACAGACTTCGACGGAGACAATCCGTTTTCGTGATGCATTCCCCAAGGAGTACACCATTCACGACATCCTCCCTGTCAGCCGCAACGAAACCCTTGAAGAGGTGGCCTTGGAGTTTGACAAGATGACTTCGCTTGGAGATACCGCAGCAAGCTTTGCTGCTTTTGTGAGAGGAATGAAAAAATGAACCACATACCACAAATAAAATGTCCGTCTACAGATATGGCCTGTACCAAACAGTGCTGGGCAGGGGAATGCAAGAACATCCATTCACCTGTGGAAGCTCGCCGCATTCCGGTCCCTGATCCGTGGGCCATCAAGCCTGATAGGCAGATGGTGTACACCATCATGTGGTCCTACACCGACAACAGTGACTACGGGGTAGTGGATGTAGCTTTCCGCAGGAAGGAAGATGCAGAGGAACTAATTAAACTGCTGGACGAGCACAGTCAATCAAAGCGTTTTGTGCTTTGCCAATCGGTGCTCAAGAGCTGATATGAGAAAACGAAGCAAGTATCGTCCCAAAGGCGTGCTCCCTGATCCGTTGAGCCATGTGTTGACAGGGCTCAATCGGGTGGGCAGCATTGCTGCGGGCACCACATTGAAAATCAAGAACCATGACGCATTGAACACAGTGCGTCAGGGCACCGCAACGCGAGACGATATTGACATCCTCATCGGCGCGCTGAACATGGCAGAGGCCTTGGCGCGCATGAAGATTGGGGATGATTGGAAGGTTGAGATTCGGG